CCCTATGCGGAAACGAAAACATTTATAATATGGCACTATTAACTATTCTATTGTCTATACTAATCTGCTTTATTGTTGTTAGGTTTGCTAGATTCACTTTAGCAATTGCATCGATCTTACTAGGTCTAGTATTCCTAGGTGTTCTAGTAATTCCTTTCAACCCTGCAGTTGGTATAGCAATGGTAATAGGATTTGCCTGTTTGATATCCGTATTGATTATGGCACTTATGTTTTCCGGTCTTGTGTCTTTATTAGTAGTCACTCCGTTGTTATTATTGTGGCAAGGCATAAAACTATTATTTAATAAGTAATTCAATATTTATTAGTAGCAAAATTATTATAATGAAAGATTTTAACATCGCAAAGTATTTAAGAGAAAACTACCTTGGTTCACATGCTATTCTTGGTAACTACGTAGACTTGCATAATTTGAAAGAAGAAGAGGAAACAAAGTTAGATACAGAAATTCCGTATGAAGGTCCAGAACATAAGCTGGATGGCTTTGGTGATGAATTTGAACAAGACAGTCCTGTAGAAGAAAAAGCAGATAAAGATGATAAAGATAGTTTGATGTCAAAGCTATTTGCTATTCAAAAAAAATACGGATATAAAAAAGCTAGACCTGATCAAGAGGAATACGAGAATGTAAGAATTGCTCCAAATGTAGCAAGAATAGGTAATAAAATTGTTAATGATGGTGGAATTGGAGTTTCTATTGAAAGTAAAGTAAGTAAAGCTGCTTTTACTGATATTAAAAATTTACTTCAAACAAAATTTCCTGGTTGGCAAATAGATCCTCAAAGTGTTACTAAAGATGATGATTTTGATACTGATTCTAAGAATGTACTATTCTTTGATATAGTAAAAAATAAATCTGTTAAAGAAGATAGTCCTGTACAAGAACTTGAAAAGCCTGATAAAATATATTCTAATGATTGGATGAATAACTCTATAGATGATAAAAGAGTTGGTAGTTGGGCTTGTTACTATGAAGATCAAATGGGCACTATTTATTGGGTACATGATGATATTCCAGGTGAGCATATTATGGTTTATGCAACACCGAATTGGGATGGTGCAAAAGGAATAGCTATTGAAGTTCAAGTAGATTATGGTGAGCATACATTAGATCAAGAAGTTGTAGGTAGTCCTTCATATCCTGATTTTGAAAGCTATGCTCAAGATATGATTCCGATTCTTAATAAAGTAGAATCTAAATATAAATCTGGTAAATATCATGATTATATTGATTATGAAGATTCTATGGATACTGATGATTCTGTAAATCCATTTCCTTCAATAGTTAAAGAGAAAGAAGATGACTCATTTAAAATGTCTGGTGGGGCATTTGATTATGAGGAAGATGATAGATTTGCTTCATTAGGTGGAGACGAAATTAAATCTGCTATAAAAAGTTTAATGGATGATGGTTTTGACGGTAGAGAAATTGCACAATTTGTTGTAGATACTATTAGATCCTTTAAATCTTTTAAAGAAGAAGTAACTGTATCTTCATCTGGTGTTCAAATGGAAGGAGAAGAATTCAAGTGGACTGCTAGAGATCAACAAGGTAAACTACATGGTATTTTGTATGTAAAACCAATGGGAGATACACTTATGGTAACTGCTGATGATGGAATGCCAGGTACAAAATATACTAAGGCAGATATTGCAGATGCTATGGGTAGAGGAGAATTCATCAGGTTCAGAGGAAAAGATCTTGCTTTAGATACAAGAATGAAAGCTTGGGCTAATAGCTAAAATAAATTAAAAAACATAACATGGCATTTAACTTTAAGCAATTTACAGCAAATAATCCTCTTCTAAAAGAAATTGATGCAGAAGAATTTGATTATATGGATAATGATCAATTGGATGCAGCAGGTCTTACAGGAGATAAAGTTGGCCCAGATGAAGGAACTAGTTCTTTCCCTAGGGTTGAATTTGAAGAAGCTGTTATTAAAGCTTTAAAGGCAGGCGTAGATAAAGATACCTTACATAAGATAATTGATTGGAATTAACCTTTGCAAGCCCATACATATAGCCCTCGGCAAGTGCCAGGGCTTTTTTTATTCTACATCCTTTCTATAGAATCTACCTTGAATATTATCGTTATATGAATCTATATGAAGAACTTTATAGTGCATTTGCCACCAAACTTCATAATAAGTCAATTGTTTCTTAGAGTAACATAATTGTAAGATCTCTCTAGCAAACATATCGTCTCCTATTTCTTTTCTTTCTTGATTAAGAAGTTTATTACTTCCATGGTATAATAACCAGTCAGACTCTTTAATAATCTTCTTCTTACGTGGTACGCGCCCAGGTTTGTCCCATTCCGCGATCTCCTTCTTGGTTAATGCTTTATTGGTATTATTGAAAAGAACCTTTCTACCTATGTAGAATTTGCCATTGATTAGATTGACAATCTTATATATAAAGCCTACAGTATTAGGTGGAAAGTCTTCTATTGAATTAAACTCTCTAGTAACTCCTAGAGGATCAAAATATAACCATTTCCTCATACTTTATTTTTTAACTATCCCACCTTATAATAAAAGTCATATCTGTATTTTGTGGAATTGGATATGGTCTTGATAATTTTCCAACTACTAATAATTCATCTTTGTCATTATATAATCCTACTGTAGTTGTATAAGGATGAAAATCAGAACCTGTTACTGCGTCTATATAAGAACCTGAGGTTCCTACTTTATTTGCGCTTGGATTTAATGTATAATTAAAATCATTTTCTTTTACTCTACACCTAACTTCGTTTTGGTATACAGTTGTTTCAGCAGTTAAATTAAGAGTATATGCAGAATAAGTTGGCATACTTATAAATATTTGTTACTATTATTCTTCAAATAAAGCTGATGCACAGTTTCTACAAATTGTTTCGTAAGATTCTTGAACTTTTTGTTGATGGTATTCTGTACCCCAAAAATCTTTTAATTCTTGTGTTTTAAAATCTCCAAACTGAACTTCCATATCATAATCATTACAACATAAAAATACTTTACCTGCAGCATTTATATGAATCCAACCAACAGGTCTACCTCCAACTTCTATACCATTACCGCAACCAATTACTTTTTTAGTTTCATCATCTCTTTGTAAATTTCTTTTAATTGCTTTTTTATTAGTCATTATATGATCTAATAATCCCGCTCTATCAATAAGTGAAGGTACAGGAAATATTTGCATTTCAGAAAATAATTGTTTTGCCTTTTCAACTTGAGATGCCAACTCTCCTGTATAAGGATTTAAATCCATATCTGAAGGAAATTCTGGACCTTTATCTAACCAACCACCTCTATTACTAAAAGAGTGATCATTAGATCCATTTACTTGTATAGAAAAGGATTTATATTTTACCATATCCGGTAACTTTTCTATTGCATAATTTATATTTGAGATAAGTTTATCAAATTGCTTTATATTAATACCACTTCTTTTACTCCAAGTTTCTGCATCAAATGCAGGAATATTAAGACAAATACCATTGACAACATTTTTATATTTTGTAATCAAATCTATTTTTTCAGGAGTTAATGGAATGCCATTAGATAAAACCATAAAACATAAATTATATTCTTGGCATATCTTTAATAGCTCTTCAAAATGTGGATATAAAAGTATCTCATTATAGTGCGCAGTATAAAATCCGCCAAATGATTTAGCTACTAGTCCGTCTTCTTTATCTCTTTCTTGTATGAGATTTTCTATTATTTTTCTTAATAGTTCTGGGCTCATTACTTCTTTACCACTAGTAGGATTTCCTTTATACTTTACAGGACAAAACCAACATCTAGCATTACATACACCATAAGGATCTAATTGCATTTGGTGTATCTTAAATTTTTTAAATTGTTCTTTTACAGTCATGCTAATGGAGATTTTTTTTCTACTTCTTGTATTTCTTGATAGTATCTATAACTTGCTGTTCCTTCTTTTATTCTAAGATTTAAATTATATGGAACTGAGTCTACAAAGTTTGCTTTATAAAACTTACCTCCGCAAGAACAAGTTACTCCAGCATTATGAAATATTGTAGAGTTATTAAATCTATCTTCTACATCTGTTGCCCAACAAAAATCTAATTCTTTTATTACTTTAGTTTCATGACCTCTTAACCACCCATTCCAAAGAACTGCCCACATATCTGCACACCAAATTTGCAGTTCATGATAAGATGAATCTTTTTCTTTTTTTAAAATATTTAATTGTGAAATTTGATAATATAATTCTTCACAATCTTTTTCTACTTTTTCCCAAAATGTATGATCAATGTTTTTAAGAATATATTGAGCACCTCCTGAATTTGAATTCATTAGTTTAGGAATAACTGGATCAATATTAACTATTTCACACATCTTTAAATAGATGTCTTCTCCTTTAGATTTTATATAAGTGTAATTTATATAATTGTTTGTATCACTTAAATACCAAATATCGTCTGGTAGAAAATTCCTAAAGTCAACTGGTTTGGTAAATATAATATCACAATCATGATAGAATATAGCTTCTTTAGAAAGCTCAGGATATTCTTGAAAGTGTTGTTTTAATATATTAGGTCTTATTGAAGAGATATATTTGATAGGCTCTTCTCTAGTATCAGGATAGAAAAAAAATCTAACATCTTTATAATGTTCTATTAATTTATCCCAAGCATCTATGGATTCTTGACTACTAGTATTATCATAAGGATTACATGCAACTAGGATATCTATATCTTCATAGTCTATCCCATTTTTTATAAAGTTATTTACCATAACTTCTACTTGCCAAGCATAATAAACTAGCCTTGGCTGAACACAAATGTAACGTAAATTTTTCATAACAAATTTTATTTAAAATACTATCTATTGTATAAGTGCGTTTTCATAATCTTGATTAGTAATAATTATTATTCCTTGAGCGTATAAAACATTACCAACATGAGCATTACTATTATCCGTATCTATTATATTACCATTACCATCATCAATTAAATTATAAGTGGCTCCTGATAAATTAAGACTTCCTCTACTTATATTTTCTCCAAATACATTTCTTGGTATAGCTAGTAAAGTTATTTGATCGTTTCCAATATTAGGAAAATATCTGTAATCATTATCAAATGTTCCAGAAGCGGCAGTTGATTGAAGATTGTCATTCCAAATACTAGCAGAATTATTTAAAGATCCTGTTAAATAAGAATTATAGTAAAGTTGCTTAGCGAGTTTATAAACTAAAAAATTTCTTCCATTTGAATCAAAAGATCCATTAATTCCTCTATTTAAAGTTATGCCATAATTTACAGCAGAGGAACTTGCATAAGATGCAGAATACTTTAACTTAATAGGATAAGTAGAAATATCTGATCTATCAAGAGTATTTTTTGATAATCCCATTTATAAACTGTTGTCGTAGGTTTCTACCAATCTAATTTAACTCTTACTAAAGCTTCTTTTGTAAAATCTTTTACTAAAGGCTTAGACATTTTAGCTACAGCTAATAATTCATTGTTATCATTATACAATCCTATACTAGTTGGATAAGTTTGAGGACTATTAATAAAGTTAGTATATATTAAAGCACCTGTTGATCCAGTAATAAAAGAAGGATTGGTAGTATAGTTATAATCTCCATTTCTAACTCTTACAAATATGTAGTCTGAAGATATTGTTTCTTGTGAGTTTAATTTAAATGAAGCTCCTGAATTTATAATAGTATAAATTAAATTATGATTAAATCCTGAACCTGCTACTGTATTAGTTGCACTAAAAGTAATATTTAATCCACCAGCAGCAGCACCTAAAGATAGAGCTCTAGGATTTAATAAAATTAATCCAATATCTGGTAAAAATAATCCATAACTTCCTGAAACTGTATATCCTTTTGCTGAGGCTCCTGATAATAAAGGACTATTTTGTGCAGTTCCATTAGATCCAGATACTATATTAAAAACTCTTCCTCCATCTAAATAAGTTATAGTACTAACGTCATTAGAATTATCAGTTAATGATATATTTGCAGCACTAGAACTTAAAATTAAATTAAAAGTTCCAGGAAATAAACTTTCTTTATATTTATTTCTATCTACTTGAATAGCTACTAAATCAGGAGAGTTTGTATTTCCAATACCAAAATTTACTGCAGATTCTGCATCTCCATATATTAAATTTCTATATTGTCCAAAAGTAATTCTTGAAGGACTAATTCCAGGAATTAAAGAATTTAATGGGGCAGATCCAGATCCTGCATAATGTCCATAAGCAACTGAAAATTGTACTGATGCTGATGGTGAACTTGTATTTCCATCGTAAATATCTATGTAATAACTACCTGTAGTAGCTGGATTTGCTGTAAAAAAAGCTGTTAAATTAGTTATATTATTGCTCCAAGCAGGTGCTACAACTGAATCTGATGATATTACAAAATCTGTTGGATCTAATCTAGTAAATGACATGTGTTAATATATTATGAGTTTACTTTTATAATTGTTACAGGGATACTAATTCTAGCACCTGAATCACGTCCAACTACAACTAAGGTTGTATATAATGAGGTGTTAGATCCAAATAGTGTATTAACTGTAGTTGCAGTTAAATTAATTGTTGTACCTATAACAGTCTTACTTACGTTTGTTCCTATTGTTGTGGTAGAATTTAATGCTGTAGCTTCTGGTGTATTAATACCAACTCCATTAAATGAACTCATTGTTCTTACATCACCTATAGTAGCTACGTAACCAGATTGTTCAAAAGTTGAAGTTGCACCTAAATAATTTAATGTTTGAGGAGTAATTGCTAAAGAAGCTCCTTGCTTAATAGTAATAGCATTATATCCAAGATCTAGAACAGGTATTTTAGCAGTTCCTCTTGGAAGTGTTATTAACTTATACTTCATTATTTCCATATCATTAGGATATGCCTGTATAATAGGCATTGCTTCAATAGCCTCTCCATAAAAAGCAGATCCAGATGGATGATTAGGATTATATAAAGTATAGTCTACTTCATCATCAGCTAAACTGAATTGAGTAATCCTAAAGGATCCATCATTTCTTGCTAAAAGTTCTCGACCTTTCGCTGTAAGGATAGCATCTACTACTACCGATGTGCTACTTAAATATGACATATAAAATGGGCTTTTAAATAAATATGTGTTATTGGAAAATTATTGTGTTTGTATCTGGATCTATTAAATTCTGTTGTTTTAGTGCTTTAATTACATTTCCTGAGTTATCTCGAGCTGTTTCATCTATATATTCAGGAAACAGTATACCATTTTCTAATATATTAGAATCTTTAGGGTTATATCTTAACATCACATTAGTTTCATCTGGGATATGTTTCCAAACTATATATCTACATGCCCTCCATGGTGCGTTTGTTATAGCATCAACAGGTATTGTTGATCCTGTAATAAATAAAGCTAAGTTAGCCGGCCTATCTAATTCTACTAGTAATCTAGAACTAGATATACTAGAAAAAGATCCAGTTATAGATGTATTTTTTACTACATATTCAAATCTTTCATCCCATGCTAATCTAGATGCAGAATCATATAAAGATATTCTATCTCCTACATTTAATGTAAAAGGAAGAATAACGTCATCTAAAAGAGATGAAGTCCATGCAAGATCAGATTTTGAATTAAATGTTAATCCATTTGTATTATAGTAGTAAGATATAGTACCATTAAATACTAATTGATTAGATTCTGATATAAAGTATAAACAAGGAGATCCTGTAACTTGCGTTGTATAATATTCAAAAAAAGTAGATGATCCTGGTGTCGGTTCACTTCCACCACCTCCGAGTGCAGAAACTTGACTAACAAAAGGCTGAACGCAGCCCAAAATATAATCATAACCAGGAGGGAGTCCAACATAAGAACCGCCTCCAGGAGTACAAGTTGCTTGAGTTGTTACTGAAAATACTTCTGCAGTTATTTTAGAAGACTGTCCTGTATTTAATCTAGCACCGAACTGTCTTACAACAGGTGGTTCTGTTGTACAAAATCCATTAGCATCAACTATAGTATTTATTGTAGCCGAAACATTATAAGGAACACTTGCTTCACCATTATATACAACACGTAGTGCTACTGAATAATTACTAGTACCTCCTGATCCATCAACACATAATTCTCCTGTAGGAATTTCTGTTGTATACCATTCAACTGTCCAATTAGTTTCATCAAGAACCAAATCTCCTGGTACTGCTGGGGATGATACGCTAATTCTTTCTATAGCAGCAGTAGTTAATGTATATGTTTGATTATTTGCTGAGGACCCACTTACATTATGTAGTATAGGAAGGTATCTAAATCCACCTTCAAAAATTTGAAGAGTCGGATTATTTACTAGTTGTTGTGAGTATGGATTTTTTTCATCATATTCAAATAAAGAAACGTCAGCAGTTTGTCCTGATTTAAATACATTTTGTACACTAAATATATTTTGATTTGTTTTAGTTAAATCTAAAACATTTTCATCATTATCAATCAAATATTTTATTTGAGCATTAGATCTACCAGGTAAATATATAGATGCTCCATATATATCTAACAAATAAGCGTATTGATAATTTATTTTATCTATAGTTGCCGTTTTACCATAAGAAACATCACCTGGTGTAAAAATATTGTATTTTGCACTTTGTATATGTGATCCACTATATCTAGGTATTAAAGATCTTTTTAAATTATAATTATAATCCTGAACATATGCATACGGATTAGTGGGATTAGTATATGATGCATAGTTATCTATTTGAGCCTCATTTATTGACTGTGTAACTAATCCATAATTTACGGGTTTTATTTGATCTGAATTATAATCTAAATCAAAAAGAATTTGTGATCTTACAGATTGTGTAACATTTTGATAGAGTGCACCAAATGAATAAGTTAAAAATAAAGAACTTGATGGAAGTTGAGATATTTCAAATTGAGGAAATGCTTCTCCACTTGTAGCTACTATTGTAGATCCACTAAATTCCCCAGTATATTTTTCTATTCCATCAGAGCTTATAAATTCTACAGACCCAAATGGAGTCATTATACTTCCTGTAAATGAAGTAGAACCTATAACTGCTCCTGCAGAGGAACCAGTTATAAATGCAGTATCTATAGATTGAGAATAATCATTAAAACTTGCACTAGGTTCATGTCTAGCGTATTTATTCCTCTCTAACATATGTGATTTAACTATTATACCAGTAGAGAGATTAGCTCTAGCAGGAACATAGTCTTTAATCATTTTAAAAAGAGAGTTATTATAAAACTTAATAAGCCTTATATATTCCCAAATACTATTTTTTTGTGTATATGAACTAAAATATGTTTCATTAAAATTTACTAATGGAGTATATGATGCTGAGTACTGATATCCTGGTGATCCAATTAATTGATCAATATTAAAATATCCTTCAGATGTAACTATGTTTTTATTAATAGTATCTGCTGGAGAAAATCCAACTTCTATATTAGTAGTATTAATTCTATTAATATTTTGATAGTATTGCAAACTTGCTTCAGGATGTAATAACGATGAAGATAGAGTTAAACTACCAGTTACGTTTCCTCCACTTCCTGTTACTATTGCAACTTTATATGTAGATGAATCTAAATCAAATACACCATCTACAGAATTAATAGGAGTTCCTCCAAATTCTCTAACCGTTAATATATCATCAGGAATACCAAAAGTACTTATAAGAGCTTTAATTCCTCTTTCAGTACCTTTACTTTTAAGTAAATACGGTAAATTATGATATAATCTTTTATATAATTCTTGTTGTATTTCTTTTGCAGAAAGTGTTTCTAAACTTGAAGTAACATACTTTCCTCCAATTGCAGTTATTTTTTCTGATCCTGTTGGAGGTAATAATGTTCCATCTGGATTGATTCCAAACAATGTATAATAAAGGTTATCAGATACGTTTGAGTTTGTATATAGCTGAATACCAAGTCCTCTCAGTGCGTCTCCAACAACGTCTAATGATATTCCAGTATCTGGATTATTCGTAGCATTATATCTATTAGAAAGATCTTTATAGTAGATCCATATATTATCAAAGTGTTGACCGATCATATCCATAAAGGTAATGAACGGTTGGTTATTTGCATCGTCTAATAAGTACTGCGGTATAGAATTATGTAGTAAATCTTTATTAGTAGAGTCATAGTAAGACGCACTAAATAATAAAGATTGGGTAGTAGCAGTAGGAACAGTGTTTATAGACCCTAAAAAATTACTAACTTGAGAAGAAGTTACCGAATATAATTGGTATGGTTGAGTAGTATTTATTTTTGGCCATGCCCAACTTGATGAATTAAAATATAAAAAATATTCGTATGTATCAAATTTTTCTATAATATTATCTATAGCCTGTTGAGCAGAATCTATTGAATTTGCTTTATAAGAAGAATTTGCTGAACCTCCTGCAATTATAGATTGGTTATATTGCTGTTGTTGATATTGTTCTATTAATCCAACTTTATAAATAAAATTACTTACTCTTTCAGTAGCGCTTGAAAAATGTATAAAATTACTGAAGTCACTATAATCTATGTTTATAGCCACAGATCTATCTTGATAATAACTTAATAATTTTTGAAATGAAGAACTTACAGGACTAGCTAATAAATTATTATAATTATAGTAAGGAGTAGTTTGTCCGTTTTTATCGTTTATTTGAACATTAAAATTAGGACCTCTTAATCTATTTGCTTGATCTATATTTTCTGCTTCAACAGTAATAGAAACATTATAACTAACAGATTCTGCTACTTTATCTACTATCCATAATTGAGATTTTAAATCAAAATCTGCATCTAGTGGTTCATATAATTTTATTAATAAATAAGATCCATCTTCATCTTCTGTGTATGATACATTACTTGCTATTATAGTTTGATTATTACCAAAATTTAAATAAAATATAGGGTAATAATTTTTATTACTTATATATGATTGATATTGTGAAAATCCATCTAATATAGAATCGTCACTTATTGTTTGAGAAGCTAATTTTAATTCTGTTCTTGATGGGGATATTTCTTTAATCCAATAATAAGTACCAAAAGCAGAATTAAATAATCTCTTATAAAAATTATATTGTGTATTTAAATTACCTCTATAGTATCCTCTATTCTTTAAATCTTTTTCAGGATCTAAAGTTAATGCAGAATATGTATTATTTTTTGGATTAGCTGTTAAATAAGGATAATAATCAAATGCGTCATAATCAACCTGTAATAAATTATTATTTTCATCGTAGATATATAATTCTATATAATCTTCTTCTGCACCAAATTGACTATTTATAAAATTAGAAGATACTAACTGTCTATCTAATGGAGTTAAGTCTTGAGATTGAAATCCTTCTCCTAAATATGTTATATTAACTAATTCCATTATATTATATCATTAATATTTGCAAATGATTGATTAATATCTAAAAGTTGTTGGCGCAAAGAATTTATTTCTTCTATCAATGCTTGTTTCTCAGCATCTAATACAGAACCTCCTATATATTGTTGACTTTTTTCTACTATGTATGTATGAGAATTAATAGTACCATCAACAGGTATAGTAAAAAATAATTGATCATAATATTCAAAAAACTGATCAATAGTTATCTCAGTAGTCGGAGCTTCAACAATAGCTGGCTGTAATAATTCAGTAAAATTAGTATTTATAGCTTTACTATATGTATTAAGCCCATAAATCTCTTTAACCATTTCTACATTTGCCATTATCTAGTAACTTTAAATATTAAGTTATTATCTATTTCATAAGATACTCCATCAGATAATAATGTTTTAATTAATATCTTATAATATCTTTCTGGTTCAAGTCCGTTCATATACAAGTTAAAATAACTATTTATTCCATCACAACTAACTTTTGTGTACGTAGTGTCATAATCTATTAATATGTCACTAGTTTTTACATCTTGTAAAGACCAATACGATGTTTGAGGAAGAGCTTTATTTGTTGTATATAAAGAAGCGGTAGTAAATGTTCTTACTGGGTATTTATCCCTTGCATTTATATTAAACCTATATTTTCCTGTTCCGTATTTGTAAGTATCTAAATTATTAGATAAAGTAATTATGCTGTCAGTATTATTAATTACTGAAAGACTTCCTGTAGTATATGAACTATCATCCCACTTTATTTCTAATGTTGGAGGATAAATAGTGTGAGTATCTACTGAGAAAAAACTTAATCCTATATAACTACCTGAGTTTTGTTCTATAACATTTGGATGTTTTATTAAAAATCCATAATTAGGATATGAACCACTAAACCAAGTATTAACTATAGAACTTACATCAATGTTTATATCTTTGTTATCAGAATATCCAAATGATTGAGTAGTAAATCCATTTGTCCAAGAGCCGCCGCCAGGTGTTAAATAATAAGATCCATTTCCCCATTGATTAGAAGCCGTAGTGAATTGATTAGGATTATACCAACAAGCACCATTTCTAGTTTCAGGAATATCTCCAAATTTACCTGTTCCCATTTGCCAAGACTGTGAAACTTGTCTTACTTCTAAACTATATGATGTATTTAAGTTTTCAGCAGTAGCTAAAAATAATCTTAAATTAGTTTTCCAAGATCCTGTAGCGAATGATTTTAATGTAGCTATATCTGCATCAGAAAAAGATATTATCGCTCTTCTTAAATTATCTTGGAGTAAAGGTTCTGAAGGTACTGGATCTACAAAATAATTAGAAGGATTGTCTGAATTCTTAACCGCTACCTCTAATATTTCATCAAGACCTGCATTAGCTGCAGGACTACTTGAATATAAAGTTGTATCAGAAGATGCAAATATTTTATATACGGCCATTTTTTATTTTTTTACATTGTTACTACACGACCTTGAATATCTGTATTAGGATATTTTACTTCAAATATAGATGGATCTAAAGAAGGATAAATAACACCATTTAAAGAACCAGCGGATATATCATAAGAATATCTTGAATATCCATTAGCTTCACCAAATTTATTTACTATTTTTACATCTTTTACTGTTTGAACTCCTTCAACTACATCTAATAGAGAATATATATCTCCTAATATAATTGGTTCATTTATTTGCCAATTGTTTATATTAAAGAAGTCTTGTAAAGTTAATATACATCTAGCAATTACATCTTGACTTGTATAATTAGGTCTAATTATAATTTCAAAATCGCAGCCTATATTAATTACATATGCAGGCTTAATATTAATAGCATCAGTCATCATTCTATAATCTGATAAATATGTTTGCAGATTTTGAAGTAATGCTGGGGAAGGGTCAGCTATATTATTATTAGCATCTAGACCTAATACATAAAGACTAACTAATACTTGATCTTTTTGACCAATATCTCCTTGCATGTAATTATTAAATGTAGCATCATCTTTAGTTATATAAGCCTTTGATATTTTACCATATTGAGGAGGCATACTAAGAGTTCTTGCTAAATAATCTTCTTGAGTAACTGCTCTATATTGAGTAGGAAATTCTGCGGCAATATTCATTCTAAGTTCGTCAACAGTATCTCCGTCTCCTCCTCCCGATGCAGGATCGGGGTTATTTACTACTATAGTATTTTGATATGTTGCATTTCCTGTTACTGTATAAGATACTATTTGAGTCAATTGATTACTTAAAGCATTTGCAGAAGCACCTCCACCTACTAAATATTGAAATGATATACTTGTATTTTTTGGAGCTAATCCATATGTTTGGGTTGTAACAAAATTTGTTGGATCAAATGAACTTGACAACGTACTAAGACCACCTCCTGTCAAACCAACACTTACATTATTAGGATTAGGAAGTACCGCAGTATCAGCAACAGAGTTAATACCAGGACCAAATTCTATTTCTAATGATCCATCAGATCTAAATCTAGATGTAAACCTTCTAGGTACAGATAATTTCTGTATCATATAAGGAACTTGATTTTGAAATTGATATAAAGATGGATAATTCGCTGCTGTATTTTCAACAGGCTTTAATATATAATCTTGTGCTAAATATGGAACTTCATACCATGTATTACCATCAGAATCTTTTGCTTCTAATATTGTAATAATAGAACTATCATTTATATTTACTGTTGCAAATCTTTGTGGAGAAGAAAAGTTAAAAGTTTGAGTTTTTACTTGTCCTGATAAAGCTTGCGCTGTCTTTTTTAAAAGATAAGATGTAGGAACATTACTACCATTTATTGTATATACTTCTACGTTAGTTGGATCCATTGAAGACGAAGCCGCAAAATTTATTTTTTGTGGAGTATAAAAAATAACAGAACTATTCACGTTTGACTTTACTTGCATTCCTTGTTCAATAGTCATTGCGTAGCTAAAATCAGGTGCTACATTTCCACCACCAGTACTAACTGCTGGAACTTGTTGATAAACATCAAGATTAACTATTGCAGCAGAAGTTACTTTAGGTCTATATCCTAACATATATGCTAAAGTAAATAAATTTCCTTTTTGTTTAGCGTACTGTAAAAATGTTTCTTGAAGTTGATTATCTAAGTAAAATGAAAGAACATCTCCTACATATGAAGCCATATCAATGAACATACTACCAGGGGATGCCTGAGTAAAGTCATTATACACGGTAGGATAGTATGCTCTTGCATATTCTATTAAATCTGCTTTTAATGAAGCAAAATCTTTGTTTAAATATTTAATATCAACTTGGTTAGCCATTTCTACATGTTTTGTATAGTCAATACAACCGAATCATTTTCATTTGATCTTAATAGTCTATAACTAAATTTTATATTTATTGAATTATAATCAGGACTTCCTATTATATCTAAAGTAGTAATTTGAACCTGTGGGAATTGATTTTCCATTTGAGTTCTTATAGATTGTTTAACTTCTTCAAAAGAGACTTGATCTATTTGTTCAAATAATCTAGCTCTAAGACCGGCTCCAAAAGAAGGATTAAAAACCCTTTCTCTAGGATCGGTTAATAAGAAGTTAATGATATTATACTTTATCTGATCTTTAGTAGTATATACAGATGAAAATACATTTTCAGCATCAAAAGGTATTTTAACTCCAATTGCTGTTGAAGGTTTAAGATCTAACGGTGATATTTGTTTTAATCCATAAGCCATTATATCTGTCCTTGTTCTTTAAGTTTTGCCATAAGACCTGTAAAATCCGGAACTTCATTTATTTGAACTGCATCTAAGTTTGAACTTGGTCTAGCAGTTCCTAACATTCCTCCTACACTTCCTACTTTAACTTCTTTAGGTTGGAAAGCCATTCCTGGATGTACATTATCTGAAGTCATATTAAAATCTTCATTTAACATATTTTGGGCAGTATCATTTAAGAATGCTGCCATAGGATTATTTCCTGTAAATTTAACAGGTTTAGGAATAGCGGTATTTAAAGTTCCTGGTATTTTAGATTTTACCTGTTCCTGTAAACTCTTTTTAGGGTCTGCCATAGGGGTTTTTTTAACCTCACTTAATAGTTTAGGAAGTTCCTCCTTAAGAACAGATCTAAGTTCCTCTCTTATTAATTTTCTTAATTGGTCTATTTGTCCCATATATTATAAATATTATTTTATGCCATTTTTAAGTTTATTTATCTCTTTATCTATTTGTGATATTTTATTTAGTGTTATAATTTGAACTGCTGGGCCTCCGGTTAATAGTAATAGCTTAAGCTTTCTTTTTTCATCTTCTAATTCCTCTATTTTTAATTTAGTAGTTTCTTTTTCTTTTTCTTTTATTATATTATTTGAATACTTACTAGAAGGATCTGTACTTTTTAAGTTATTAGTAAGGGATTGATTTTGTTTGATTAAAATCTTTCTCATTCTTTTTCTTAAAGCTTTACCACCAGGAAGGTTATTAACAAATGATTGGAGCCCTAATTCTTGATCATTTTCTTCTAAATTAGCTAGATCAGTTGAATTTAACTCCACAGCATCAATTGAAAGATCTTGATCATCCAGATATTTTAAAGATTCGGAAATGGTAATAGATTCTTCAGGAGATAGTGAATTTAATCCAGTTTTAACTAGTCCTTTTGAGGATAATATTAGTTTTACTTCATTAATTATAATTAAATCTAAAGAAGCAAAAGTTGGTGTTGATTGAGCCACTATATATCCATTATTATCTCTTGCTATTCCATATCTTCTCCTAATACTTATTCCTTCATCAGTTATTTCTTCATTAATTATTTCTATCACGTAATCCCCAAATGTTCTATTTATTCTATCTTGTGCATTATTATATCTGTCTAAAAAGTCTTGAAGTCCGTTTACTGTAGTGGCTAAATTATCTATAGTTTGTTGAATTTCTTCTTTTAAATCAGATGGAGCATTTACACAATTTTCTAAATTTAGTAATATTAAATTTAATTTTTGTATAATATCATAGATTCCAATTATCATTGTTTGCGCTAATCCTGCTATAGCTCCTAGAAGTACATTTATTTGTGATAATCTTTTTACTAATTTCTTTTTACCCCTTTCTTGAAAAACATCTGTTACTGTAGTAGAAATTTTTGTAGTAATACCAACTGTTGTAAATTGATTAGGTATTGCAAGAACTGTAAAAAATGCTACTAAGAAATCGTAAACTCTAATTAATATGATTGCTATTTTTATTATTCCTTGAGAAGTAACTATATAAGATAGAAGTTTAGTTCCTAAAGAATTTAAATTATTAGCCGCTTTTAATATCTGTTTTAATAAAGGTATTAATTTTGTAGGAGTTATAATTTTATTTATCTTTTCTATTTGTTTTTGAACATCTCCTCCTAATATAGAATCAGCAAGATTAACAAAAGAAGCTGGAGTATTTAATCCTTGTATAGCTATTGTATAAACTCTAATTTGATCTATTGTTCTTATTATTTTTTGTAATTCCTCATTTGGAATTTGTCTAAGATCAGTATATCTATTAAATAAACTTAAAGCATTAGTTAAAAAATTTGAAGCAACAGAAAGAGACGGAAAAGCTTTATTTAATTCTGGATTACTTATAGGAAAATTAGGATTATTAGTAAGATTAAATATTTCTGTTATGTCTTTAGTTAGATTATATAGTCCAAGCTTACTATCTGGATTTTTTGCATCTCCATAGCTAGTATAATAATCGTCTATTTTTTTCTGTACTTCATATGCAGCTTTTTGAAGTCTCCATTTAGATAAGGCAAAAGGATTATCTGATGGAGGATCATCATTAGGATTGAATTGTTTACCTCCAGGTATTTCATTTATTGCGTAACTTAATAAATTACACATATCGACCTCTGCTATATCTTTTAATATATTAGTTATACCCCTATCAATAGCTTTAGTTATCGGATTACTACTATTTTGTTTTTGGAATTTACCGTATATAATCCCTAAAACAGATCCTTGTGCTTTTATTATAAACTTGTAAATTACAGCTATTACTTTTTCTAATCCTTTTGCAGTAGTCGTATTTGTATTTAATTTGGGATCTCCAAAATTTACAAATCCTTTTTGTATTTTTTCTAATTGCTCTTTAGATAAATTATTAAAACTAGCAATAGCATTTATATTTATAAGAGGTAATGACATGTTATCTAGTGTATGTTCTTTTAGATAGTATTTGTGATTCTCCTATTAAAAACCCTCTAAGTCTTTCCGTTTCTTGAGATATTGCTTGACCTGCTCCAGCAATTATACCCATACTAGCTCCTAGATCAGATTCAGAAACATTTGAAAGTTGATCTCCAACACTTTTTAATACAGATAATAAAATTGTTAATTGAGTATTGAGAGTTCTTCCTAAAACTAAAGGTTCTCCTAAAGCTTCAGCATCATTGCCTAATTCTATTTTATTAGTATAAATTAAAACTTTATCAGTTGCATCTAAATTTATAGTTTTAATAGAAGATAATGATACAGATTGTTTACCAAATAAAAATACAGAATCGTTTTTAGAATGTAATAACACTCTATCAGATGATAATATTATTTGATCTCCTTTATATGGAAACTGTGGTTTATATGGTTGAGGTGTCGCCATTATCCGTTAGATTTTTTATCTTGCTCAGTAGCTGATGTAAATTGATTAGAAATTGGCTTTGTTGAAAGCTTAATAGCATTTGTAGCTATAGGATCTTTAATAGATGTTTTAAAAGAATTTAAAGGAAAATCATATAAATCTTTAAGATCTATTTCTTGAGTGCTAGTCATATATATAGAAGATCCGTCTTTATTAATATCTTCTACTATTGAATCAAATTTATTCCTAATAACTCTTTCTCCTTGTCTATTTGTTATTATTGTTATAGGGTCTCCATTAGTACCTTCTTTATTTTTTGACCAAGTATTTTCATTACTTAAAACAGAAACAGTACTTCCAAATCTTATTGATTGACCAAATCTAGCTTGTATAATTGTATCGCCTTCAAAAGGTTGTAAATCTTTTATTTTAGGATTTTCTTCAAAAGTATATCCCAAAGGAAGTGTTTTACTTTCTGTTCCATCTCCTGAATATTCTGGTTTATTAGCGAATGTATTTAAATAATCTGCCCATTCTTCCATATTAGGAAATCCATTATGGTTAGGATTATTCCACATTCCATAAGCAGGCATATAATAAAACTGTTGTTCTGTTGCTCTATCATTTAATTTTTTAGAAGGACCTGCAAATATTAAAACTATTTCATTAACTACAGGATATTGTCTAATAAAGTACCACATAGGATAAGCCGGTTCAGATACTTCTTTAGACTTTGAAGTAGATAGCGCAGAATATAATAACTCATATTTTATAGATCCTATATCAGATGGAGATCTATAATTAGGATCTTTTTTACCGGCTGCAGTATTTGGTCCAAGTACAATAGACTTAACTCTTCCTATTTGGAAATACTGGCCACCGCTTGCACCATTATCAGAATCTAATTTAGGTCCAAATGTATATCCCATTATGCGCTAGGTAGTTGTTTAGGATCTTTTATTTTAATAGTTGAAACTTCAGAAAATAGTTGTTCAATATCTTTTTCTGTAAGAACTCCCGAATCTTC